CTTTTTACCATGCCTATGGGGGTACTGGTACTTCTCGGCAGCGAACCGGCAGCGCGGGCCCGGATCGCCACCGATCGCCCATCTTTAGGTGTCGCACAGCCAGCCTCAGCCATCACCGCGCGGCACATCAATCCTTCAGGGATCTCGTACCTCCTGAAAAGCCACTCCCTGCGCCCCTTGGCTATCCGCGCATCGATCTCAGTGGACCGTCTCATGCTTGCGACTCCGTTTGCGCTTTTCAATCCGTGCCACGCGGGGCAGGTGTATCGAATGGCGACGCGCGTACTCGCTGAACGCTGCTTGCTGGATGTGGTGCAGACGCAGCACTTTCGCCAAGTGCAGATCCAGATCTGCCATTGAGTACGCTCGACCATCAAGCCGGTAGAATCGCTTCTTGTCGCGCTTCCGTTCTTCGCATGTGATCTCACCAATGAGACCCATCGCCCGCAGTCTGTCGGCTCTCTCGAACACTGCACTCAGCTCCGTGACGGTGTACCCGTCCACCCCTGTAATCATGTCGCTCCCTACTAATCGTTCGAAGTGGCAGGCCGCACAGCACGCCCGACCAGTGGCGCGATTATAGAGGCGTCCACATGCGCAAATCAGTCGGCCTTTGGTTGGTGCTGGCATGCCCCCCCCCCTTATCACTTTCTTGTCTGCTCTGACCGTGTTTTCGCAGAGTGGCAGGACTTACAGAGACGCTGGATATTCTCGCGAACCAGGCGCAAATCCGCATTCTCGGCGATGGGTACGATGTGGTCTGTATGCTCACCGGGCCGGATGCGGCCAGCGGCAAGACAGGCCCGACAGAGTGGTTCCTCTGCTGCCACCATGCGGGAGAGCCGCTCCCAGGTGCCGTCGTACCATTCCCGCCGTTTCGTTGCGCGAATCCGCCGCTCAGCGCGGGAGGGCGTAGAGGCTACCGGCGCAGACGTACCGAGGGCGAATCGGGCGGGCGGCTGGTTTTTCATGGCGGGAACACGAACAGCGGGGGTTGCAAACATTCTTCATGGAAAATGTGCGCTTGTCAACTCTGGAGGTTTCCGGCTTCGATTTCCGCCCTCTTTTTTTTCAAAATAAATGCACTTTTCCCTTGCGTTATTCTCGGACTAATGCGATACTAAATATAGAGAGAGACACCCGGAAGGGCAAGAAAGCAAAGAGGAGAAACGAGAATGACCGAATATTACTACCAAGTCCTCGAAGACGGAGAAGCTATTGTGCGCTGTGTCTTCGTGGACGACTCAGGCAGGGAAGCATCCTACTCGGATCACTCATCCAACGATGAAACCCAGGCGGACGGCGACGGCGCTATGTTTCCCCCGACGTGGCATGATGCGGCAGCATGGAGTGAATGCGACCGCGAGCAGGCGGAATCCATGCTCCAATTCACGTTCCGCGATTAGCTTAGTGCTCAGCTTTGTCCTACCGTCACGGCGGTAGGAGATGGCTTAGTGCCAGAGAGACAGAAAGAGGGAGAGAAACGCAATGAGTTGGACAGTGGAACAAGAAGTGCAAGCAATGCGCCTTGGCGCGCAGTTGCGAAACGAAACCGTCGAACTGCTACGGGAGCGTAGCATGACGGCTGACAATGAACTTCGTTCAGCCATTCCATGGGAATGTTCTGCGCTTTCTTATGTGGAGTGTACTTTGCCTTTATTACTGGATCTGCTCGCATCCTACGGGTATGGGGAAGAACACCGGCGAGTAATGGCCCACATGGGCCATGCTCTACAAGTCCTCGAACTCCACCAAGAGCATTGCCACCGTATGGGCGTTGTTTGTGATGGGCCTGAGTGTTGGCCACAAGCTCTAAAGCTTTGGCACGATTATAAACGATCTTTCGGCCTTTGACATAGAGTTCGGCTTTGTCCCGCCGTACAGCGGCGGGAGATGGCTTAGTGCCAGGGGGACTATCCGGGAATTCCGGATGGTTCGCGTCAGTGGAAGCCAGAGAGAGAAAGTAGAAGGAAACAAGATGGACTCTATGACAAAAACCAAACCGACCGGGGCACGAAACGCCCCTCATTTAACCGAAGAGATCCGGTGGGCTGTGACGCCCAATGAAAAGCGGGCGCTGCTCATCCGCGCTGCCACGGAAGGCGTGAAGGTCTCAGACTTGCTGCGAGACGCGATGGGCTTACCGCGAGCGCAGCGGGGGAAACGGAAGCGGGAAGGATAAAAAATGGGGCCAGCTCGGAAAACTGGCCCCACTCGTCCACAAAGAGGAGAAACACGCAACTCCATGCTAACCGCAAGACGGATTGACGTCAAGCCTTCATTTCGCCGATGTGGCGCGTGTTCTGCTCGATCTCTAACAGGGTCGCCGGGTTTTCCTGCATCTGCTTTACCGCCTCGCGGACGTCGCGCTCTAGCCGATCCAGCGCTGCGTCCAGGCTTGACGCCTCGAACGGTTCCCGTCTCTCCGCGCCCGTGACTAGATCCAAGTGTACACACTCTGCGTCACTGAACGTCGTGATTTCCACTTCATCGGGGATCGGCGCGAAATCGGCGGCGTAGTGGGTTGGTTCAATCGCCGTTCCATGATCGAAATTCCGGACCCACTTGTCGCGCCAAACGGCGATGCTGTAAGCACCGTAGTCCCGATTTCCGAGCAGCACCACCCGCCCGTCGTCCTTCCATTCCGCCGGCATTTCCTCAATCGGTCTCCAGTTCATTTCTTCACTTTTCTCCTCTCGCTTTCTAATTTTCGAACCATTTCCGGCAATCCCGTCGCCCAGCATGACNCCCCGCCGATGCGATATCGGGTGCGCCCCTGGATACAGTCCGTCTGAATCGGCGGCAGGCCCAACGCATGCCTTACTTGAATCAGGCGCCGTACCCACCGAACCTCCTGCTTCACTCGCTCATCCTGCATTTCGCGCCACTTTTCGGTGAGCGCGATGGTTTTCGCCACATCAAGCATGTAGCGCCTCCACTTTCCACCGCAGCCGCACTTCCGCCTCCGCGAAGGTGAGCGCATGGAAGACGCACCCACAGATTCGGCAAGGTCGAGACGGGATTTTATCCGCGCCGTTGGCGTTGCTATCGACCGCTCCATCTTTCCGATTCGGCCCCGTCAGCGCGTTCAAATTCTCGGCAGGATACTTACCCGCCCGGAAGTCGTTTCTCATCGTCCTACCCCGCTCAAATTGAGTTCTAGGGCTATTTCCCGGAGTATCCGCCGTTGCTCTGCGAGATCCGCAGCCGTGATTCGCTGAATATCGGGCCGTAGACGCATCCGGCCTTCCGTCCGGCAACGGCAGGGTTTCGCCCCGCTGTACCGGGCTCCAGTGGAGATCACCCACCCGGTGTAATCGCAGATCTCGCAGCCGAGAGCCTTCGACGGTTCCCCTTCTGGATCAGCTCCATCTTCCGCCGTTGCCGCAAGCGCTGCGGACCATTCCGCCGCTACGGGTCTCCATCGCTGAGTGCGGATCAAGTGGGACGCCGACCGCTCGACATGCGCATCGTCTTCGGCGGCATCCCGGATCACTCGCAGGATTTCGGCATCGGCCCCCGGCGGGTAGCTCTCTGCCGCTTGGAGAGCCGCATTAACGCGCTGCATTGCGGCTCGGATCGCTGACGGGTGCGGGCTCATGATCGTACCTCCGCGAAAATCTGCTCGATCAACTCATCCGTGATGTCGCTCCCTGGTGGACTTACCGCTACTGGTGGAGGCTTGAGCCAACCGCCGCTGCGCATCCATCGCAGGAGCTCCGGCGCGTGCTTCGGATCGTCCCGCCAGACCTGACACCAAGCGAGGGTATTCTTCCGTAGCGTCGCCAGCGTTGCCGGTTCGTTCGGTCCGCGGATCTGTTCGGTGATCGCTTGCGCTAAAAGTGTTTTCGAAACCCCCTTCGGGTGCGCTTCTGCGATGGCGTCCGTTGCGATTTCGACGGGAGTTGGTTCGCCGATGGGGGGTAGGGGGGGTGTTCGGTTTGGTTCGGTTTGGTTCGGTTCGGTTCGGTAGGCGGACATTGGCAGACATTTGCCGCCGTTGTCCGCCGTTGTCCGCCGTTGTCCGCCGTTGTCCGCCGTTGTCTGGACAGTGGCGGACAGAATATGTGGTTTTGCGATAACAAAGTCTAAACCTTGCCGTTTTATTCGCTTTTTTACGTAGTCTGGCGCGTAATCAGCCCAGTCATGAATAACCAGCCGATGCTCTGGATCGACGTCCAAAAACCGCACTTCAACCAATGCTCGGATCAATTCGCCCGGTTCCCCGTCCCACTCGATAGCGGTCTCCAATTGCCGATCCGAAAACCTTCCAATGTCGCCACGCGGGGTGTATTCTGCCGTGAAATTCCACAGTGCTTCCAGGCATCCAAGCACGGCATATTTAGGCCGTCCCAGGATGCTTCGCAGATCCAGAAATTTCGGGTGACTTGAGACTTGTACGTATGCCATTTCCTCACCTTCCACTTGCCCGCCAGGTCGCCAAACCGTTCAGCGCCCGCCGATCGTTTCCCTTCGTGGTTTGTTTTTCCGCCCGGCCCGTTACTTGCGGATCTTCACCCGCCCCCTCGGCTTCTCGAATCACTTCTCCGATGAACTGGGCGACTTGCGGGACAACCGCGTTGCCGAGCGCCTTAAGCCGCCTGGTGCGTGCGTCCAGTGGATTGGGAAACCCATCAGCCATTCGACGAAGCAGGGATTCAGCTTCCTCTTGGCTGAGGGAGGGCGCGAGCCAGGGCCATCGGTCGATGACGTAGGCCCATGTCTTTCGATCTGCGGGGCCGGGTGGAAATGGTGGCAGAACTGGCTCAGCGATGGCGCGTGCTCCTCCATCCGCTCCCTCGGGTACCCTTCCTCGCTCTTCCAGTCCCGCGTGTTCGGCGTCGGGAACATTTGAAACGACTCCACCTGATGGGCTAGTTGAACCTGTGCGATATTGCGGCTCCGATTCCCGATGCTGCTGGGGTGGTGGTCCCGACTGCATGGCGTCCGCCACATCGCCGCCGCGCTCGTCAGCGTGTCCGGCACTCCCCGGCGTGCCCCGCTCGCTTCCCCGTCCTCGCGGGTAGGAGTGGGCCAAGCTTGTACGGCCACTTGTAGCGACGTGATTATATTCCGAGCTCCGCCCTTCATCCTCGCCTTCATAGCCATGTGTGCTTCCACGCTTTTGTTGTCGTCGTTCGCACAGGGCGTTAGCCAGTTCAGCGCACTCGCCGCTAATCCAGGTGATCGGATCGGGTCGAAGTTCCCCCGCTTCTCCGNNGGCCAGTTTTCGGCTTCGTTCCACAGCTTCCGTCCCCTCGATGACGGGTCGAGGCCCGTCCCCCCCTCGGACGCCACCGCGGTAGGCCAGAAGGAATATCCGCTCTCTTCGGTGGGGCGCTCCAAAATCGGAAGCTCGTAAACTACACCACGTCGCATCGTACCCCAGCGCGGCCAAGTCCCCGAGAATGGTGGCAAACATTCGTCCATCATCGGAAGAAAGGAGTCCTGGGACGTTTTCACCCAAGAACCATCGGGGTTCAACTTCGCGAAGACAGCGGACAACTTCCGGCCACAAATTACGCTCGTCAGTAGATCCCTTACGCTTTCCAGCCAGGGAGTGCGGTTGGCAGGGGAACCCTCCACATACAATGTCAACTCGCTCAACTTCACTCCACTCGATTTTGGTAATGTCATCAAGATTCGGTACCTCCGGCCAGTGTTGCGCCAGCACGCGGCTGGCGTATGGGTCGATTTCTGATTGCCAGCGGCAGGACATTCCGGCTCGCTCAAGACCTATCTCGATTCCACCTATCCCCGAAAAAAGAGAGCCGAATGTCATTCCTGCACCTACTTCGCCCTCTCTAGATGTGTCCGCTGCGCCTCGATTTCGACGCCATCGGCGAATTTCACCCGCACTTTCGCGGTCAGATCATAGCCGCGCCTGGTTTGCGTGAGCATGAGGCAGATCTGCCCATGCCGCTCAGGATGGACGGACTTCGAGCGCCAGCGGTAGAGCGCGGGCTTAGAATTACTCATAATTACGCCCCTGCGCCACGCCAGCGCCAGTCACGTCTTCCCACTCCCAAAAGCCAAGCTTGCCCTTTGCGGGGATCGGCCTCTCGAAAAGCATCGGATTGCTCAAGACGAACCCGTAAGGCCCAACGAACCACGGCGAATCACTGGCGGTTACACAGTCCACGATCTCGACCGTGCCAAGGATGCACCCAGCGCGGAATTCTGGGCCGGTCCAGTCCACTTTCGGCCCCATGTGTTCGACGAATCTTGCATCGTCAAAATCGCTTACGCGCAGCACTTTAGAGCTGTGAATCGCGATCCGCCCACGGACTTTGGTGGGCCACTCGCGGTTCTCAATGTCTTTACCATGAGCCAGGATCAAGCCCGCCCACGGCTGTCTTACTGTCAGAACCTTCACGCCACCCTCTCTTTCTCCGGTCCGCCCAGTTCGGCAAGCTGGCACTCTATAGCCTCCCGGAGCGCCTGTTCTTGATGAGGTTTCAGGTCGCCCCAGATAGACGCCTGCTCGATAGCTACTTCCAGTACCTTTTGCTGCTCGTCACGTCGGATGTAGTCCACACCCGCCACCTTCATCTTTGCGGCGAACTCCGCGTCGAAGAGTTGGTTTTCGACTTCCACGATGCGCTTCCGCAACTCCGCGTTCTCCGCGATCAATTCCGCAATCCGCTCCTCAGTCATTGTGTTTTCCCCTTTCTCCGCTCCTCCATCCACTCACCCACCCAACAATCCGCCATACAGACCACCCACAGCACGAACCCCACGAGCCGCAGCGTGCAGACTGCCAGGATGACCGCCACCGATAGGACGACCGACACGATGATCATGCGAACAGCCCCTTTTGCCCCTTTGCCACCCGGCAGATCACGCCTCGCAACTTGGAGTCGTACCACGCCCGGAAATGGTCAATCGAAAACCGCCCGCCGTTCGCCTCGCCGGAGTAAATCAGCCCGCCACGTGCCGTTTCGCGCTCGTGCCATTTGATCTGCGACTCGCGGCGCTTGCCGCCCTTCGAGCGCTTCAACTCGACCCACAGCACCAAGGACACACCCGTCCCTGGACTCAGGTAGTAGATGTACTGGCGGTCAGGCATCCCCGGTTCCCCAATGGACATCATCCCGACCGCCAGGCCGTCTTGCACCCGTTGCGCCGTGCCGGAACTGTGCCGAATGCGCCGCCACCCCTCAGCCTTCATGAAATCGTCGAGCTGGTCCGAAACCTGCTTTTCGGTGAGGTTCGCAGGATTCCAACCTGCCGGCAGTTTCGCGGGCTTCGGCGTGGTGGCGGGCTTTCGGAAATCGAACATATCAGTCCTCCGGGTCTTCGTCAGTCAACGCAGCCAGGGCGACTTCGGCCGCGTTCTCGGCATCCGGTTCCGGCGCAGGTGCCCACTCGATGAACGGCTGGAGCCATTCGCAGATCGCGTCGATGGTTTCGCGCTCCTTCTTGCCGGGCTTCGTCGCGAGCACCGATTCAAAGAACCCCGCAAGGTCCACCGCCGCTGCCCGAATCGCTTCCTTTTCGGACCCGTACGTAGGCTCACGCTGCTCGATTGTCAGCGTGCCCCCCACGTGGCCGTAAGCATAGGTCCAGCCATAGAGCCACACACCCCGCGCCATCTCCAAGGCGTAAAGCGATGCCGTCGCATTTGCATTCGACAGATCGCGCGACCTCGCCAGCTCGACCGGGTAGGACCCGTTGAGCTGCTGTTGCGGGTAGACCTTATCCTCGTCGTCGTCGTCCGCTTCCTCCGGCAGCTCGCCTTGGAGCGGCGTCAATATCAGCGTGGCTGGATGTGTGCCCACCGTGTCGGCGTAATCGGCCCAATCCTTGCCTTTCGCCGTGCCGTAGAGGCACCAATGGATGCGCGGCTGCTCTTTCTCTGGAAAAACCAAGCGGAACTGCTTGACCTCATCGCCGTGCATCGATAAATCGTAAGGCAATCCCGGCACGTTCAGCCGCGCGCGGAAGGACTTGCATGCCACTTTTAGCGGGATGGCCTTCGCGTCATCGGCGCAATCTTTGAGATGCTGGATGCCGAGCGCCGCTGCCACTGCGCTGGTAAATGTCGCATGCATATGCACGCGGGTTGATGATGGACCGCCCTCGACAGGCAGATTTACGGCCTGATCCAGGACCGCGTCTGAAAATTCCACTGGATTTGAAATCATGCTTTCTTTTCTCCCTCTCCTTCTTTCTTGAACTACCCATTCACCCCTCCACTCAGCTGGTCTATTTTTTTCGCTACGTCGTAGAGCCGCTCGCCCATCACCGTGGCTACATCCAGGCCCACCATCAGCCACGCGACTTGTATCTGCTCCGGGAGTTCCGCCCACGGCTTCAGCGAGCCGCCGGCTGGATTCCATGCAGCGTTGTACGCGATCTCTCCCAGATCCTGGAAGCGGAAATCGCCCATCACCGCCTCGATTGCCTCGTCAGTTTTCATCGCGCACCCCCGCTGCCTTTTCGGCTTCGATCTTGGCCATGAGTTCATCCATCCGACGCCCGGCGAAAAGCTTCACGACGGCGATTCCGGCCTGCTGCCAGGACTCCCGATCTTCGGCGCTCATGCCGCTCCACGCCGGCATCACGTGCGGCGCGTCGTGATAAAATCCCGCCTGTGCCGCTCGGCCCAACTCATCAAAATTACACTCAACTTTCGGCATCTCTCCTCCTTGTCAATTCCTGATTACGTCAGGCCCCTTCCGCGATATCCTGCAACCTTTCGAGCATCTCCGGGATGGATGTCACGATGTAGCTCGCCCAGATGTACATCAGCTCCGGCTCCATCGGCTCCGTCGATAGAATCACCAACTGCTTACCCTGGCCCACCGCATAGCCAGCCTCTAGGTGCGCGGATCTTCCGCACGGCAACGCCAGGACGCAAACGTCGGCGGCATCCAAGCCAGCGAGATCCAAAGCGAAACCATCTTGCGCAATCGGGTGCCGTAGCCCCTTGCGGAATCCCTGCACCGTCCACGACTGCCAATTAGGATCAACGTCTGACCACGCGAAGCCGTGCTGTTCGGGTCTGGGATTCCGGAAGTCGTAGACGGCATGCCCCGCCTCTTGCAGTGCCTGCACCACGGCAGGCTGTTGCGCATTCCGCCAACTGGATGCCACGTAAATTTTCATCTCTGTTCTCCTCCTTGAATGTTTGATCTGGAAATGCGCGCCGCTAAAAGAGCGGGTCGTCGTCCGCCTCGTCCACGTCGCCTGCCGCCAACTGCCCACACCCCAAAGCCAGACCGAGCCCGTCACTGATGCGCGTCGCCACCGTGATATTGATCGCCCTAGCGGCAGCCGTCCACGCCTCCTGGATGGACTCAGGAAGGACCTCCCACTCGGGAATCTTCTGCCCACTCACCAGCGATACGCCGCCGGTTTTTGCCCGGTAGGCGCTGTAGCCGATTTCGCCCAGGTCGCAATCCTCGATCCGGATCTCCACTGTATTTTTCGTCTCCACTTGCATCTCCTCCTCCTGTTTACGCCCGCCCGGAACCCCCTCCGAGCGGGCCTGGCTAGATACGCCTCGCTATTTCATGCCCGGCGAGACATCGGGCAATTTCCCCGGAGGGATCTCGTTAGGTCGTCGCCGTCGTCGTCGCTTCCGGCATGTCGATCGCCGGCAGTTCCGGCTCCGGCTGGAACATTACGGGAACATCCGCGCTCCATGTTTGCGGAAGTCCGGCTTCGGCGTATTCATCGAGTTGCGTTGCCCGCTGAAGTTGCACCGATTTCGGCACGTACTTCAGCGCAGCACGAAGAACGGTTTTCTTCGCCATCGAGTCGAAGTGATCGACCCACGGGCCGCGATCTTTTGAGAGCGAAAACTTATCGCGATGCGCGCATATCTGCTCGACGGTCCAGTACTCAATGAACCGCATGCCGCCCCGGAGTTCGACGCCCGCGAGGTAGCCAATCACTGGCCCCCGCTGCTCGGTTGTCAGGTGGTGATATCGGTGGCTATAGTCCGGGCGCATCCCGCTGATGAGGTTGAACTCGTCGCCTGCATGGATCACGGAAACGGCCAAGCCGGAAAGCTCCCCGGTGTTGTAGGCGAGCTTCACGAGGCCCTGATAGCCCACCATGAGTTTCGCTTCATTCCGCTTCGCCCGCCCGTTCCAGAACGGAATCAGGTACGCTTCCCCGAGCACGCCGTTCGGCTCAAGGCCAAGGATGGACGCCTCTACGACCGCGCCGCAGATCGATCGGGGGTCACATTCTTGGAGCTTCGGCGTCGTCGAAACCGCCGTAAGCGCGATGCGGATCATCCGCTCCGGCGTCAAGTGTTTCGGTAGCGCCATCGCGATTTGCTCTCGGTGTTGGGTGAGCATTAGGCTGACGGCGTTGAGTGTTGATGCTTTTTGAACTGTGGTGCTCATCGGAGAGATACCCCCTGTTCCGGATAAAACTTCACGCCGGGAATCGATCCGGCGCTCTTCATCACCCGCGCCAGCGCATTCAGCGCCGTCTGATCGACGGTCACCAGATGCAGCATCGTCGGATTCTTCCCCACGTACTCCACTAAGGCCGCCTTGTTGACGACAGCCGCTTTCCACGTTTCGCGAACGCTCAGCCCTGCTGGTTTCGTGATGGACGGTGCCACGGCAACGGGTTCCACAGCCAGCGGCATATTCACCACCGCTTCCACTTCTACCGCCGTTGCTCCCTCGTTCTCGATCTGGAGCAACAAAGCTTCGCGCTCCTCTTCGGCTTTGCGTCGGACTTCCTCTTCGAGCCGTCGCTGCTCTTCGCGCCGGACACGTTCCTGTTCCGCTTGATAAGCGCCGATCTGCCGCTTTAGATGCGCTTCCGCTTCAGCCAACGGTGCCAGCAGTTCGGACTCTCGGGAAGTCAGCGCCCGGTGCGCCCGGAATGCCGCCTCTTTTAGTGGCTTCCAATAGTCCGCCACTTCTTTTGCTTTCGCCTTAATTCGCTTCGCGAAATCCACGGCGTAGATCAAGCTCGCTTCGTCTTTCACGGTGACTGCGAGCGCGTCGCGTTTCACCCGGTCGGCAGCTTCGGCCTGCGAGTTCGACTTGGCGATTTCCTCTTCTTGCCAGCTAAGCACTGGTACCGTCATTGATCCTCCTCGATTGGTATTGCCAGATGGTTCTGGCGCTTTGGAAAATGTTGTAGTCCGCGCTGCGATTTTCCGGCGCGAATTCGGTGTAGCGGTAGGTACCGTCTCTCTTCAGTTCGACCCGTGCCCGGCGATAGCGACGCGGCTCCGGGAGTGCCATTGCGTAGGCGGCAAGCTGGAGCGCGTGCCATGATTGCGGCGCTCCCGTCTTGATATCGAGCAAGACTTCCGCGCCACCCGCCAGGGTGCCAATCCGGTCGAGCGTCCCGGCGTATTGCGCGGACTGGTTGTATATCCGCTTCTCGATGCCGTCCGGTAGCGGCGTGAAGCCCGTTTCGGCGCGAAACTTCCGCCAAGCGTCGAGATACGGGCTAATCAACGCGGAAACCGTTTCCTCTCGCAGTTTCCGCAGATCATCGTATTCGGTCGCCAAGTGGACCGCTTGCCCGATCTGGCGAGAGCGCTCCGTGTACCACTGATCGTCGATCAGCCCGGTATCTTTGAGCACCTGAGTCACGCTCGGCACCTGTTTGCCGCGCCAGGTGTAGCTATGCGTTTCGGCGTCGAACTGGAGCGGGGAATCAGTCGTTTCCTTTAGCACAGTCGCACCGCCTTTGGGAGGTCGGCGAAGTTATCCACTTCGTGACTCCAGATCATGCGGCCATCGACGAGCGCCACTAAGCATGCCACCGCCGTTTCCGCCATTTCCGACTCTCCTGTAGTCACCACCGCCGGAATATCGCCGTATTCGGCGAGATATCCCTGTAGGAGCTCGATCAGCTCCGAAATCAGCATCTCTCCTCCTGTGTTGTGCCGCCGTCTCGCAGCTTAAGCCTAACAGCGACAAACTGAATCCAAGCGCCGTACTCAGCGATCTCCGCTTCGGAGTAGCCCTGCGTCTTGCCGACCGCCTCGTAGTGGTCTAACCACCATTCGATTGGCTCGGTCATGCAGCCGATGCTGATCTTGCCCTCGTGGACGATGGCGACGTGCCCCCCCAGCCCGAAATGCCACGGGCCATCTATTGTGTTGGTCAATATCGAATTATTCCACCGCACCCCATCCAGGTTCGCTCCGCGCAGGTTGGTCCCTCTTAGGTCAGCTCCGCATAGGTCTGCTCCGCGCAGGTCAGCCCCGCCCAGGTCGGCCCATCGCAGGTTGGCCTCGCATAGGTTGGCCTCACTCAGGTCGGCCCAACTCAGGTTCGCTCCGCGCAGGTTGGTCCCGCTCAGGTCAGCTCCGCGCAGGTTCGCTCCGCGCAGGTTGGTCCCGCATAGGTCTGCTCCGCGCAGGTCAGCCCCACTCAGGTTGGCCCCGCTCAGATTGGCCCAGTCCAGGTTGGTCCCTCTTAGGGCAGCTTCGCTCAGGTTGGCCTCGCGCAGGTCAGCTTCGCGCAGGTTCGCTCCGCTCTTCACCGCTTCAGCGACCGATGCGAAGTCGCCAATCAATGTACCGTCTGTCCGTGTGATTCTCATACGCTCCTCCTAAAGATCCCCTCCATGGCGTCCAACACATCGCCGTCGCACGCCTCACGGAGCCGCTCGCCCGGTTCCTTGACGATCCCGAAGACGGTCTCTTCGTCGCCCCACACCAAGCAATCCTTGCACTGGTGCAGCCCGGCTTTCGTGGCGCAACACGTGCAGACCTCCACCGTCATCTGCGGTCGCTTACACAGAATGCGCGTGTAGCCAAGATCCTCATTCATCCGCCGCTCCCCGCAGCGATGGCAACGAAACTCGTCTTCCGGGAGTTCGTCGCCTTCCGGCGGGTCCAACGGGCGGTCAGGCACGTACATCAGCGCACCGCCGCTCTAAGTAAATGCGGCCCCCGGCTTGCACGTGCCGGGCCATCGCTTCTTGCACTTCCCGCCGTTCGAGCTTCGGGAACATCGCCAGGACGGTAGACTCGAATTCCGCGATGGGCGCGCCATCCGCGAGGACTTCGAGAACTCGTGGAACGACCTCGGCGGCAGTCATTTCGCCGCCTCCAGGAAGAAAGAGCAAAGGCCAATCAACTCGAAGACAACTAGTCCAGCGAGCACCACCGCCGCAGCTTTCCAGTACCGCAGTTCGTGCCGTAATTCCCGGATGCGTTCCGTTGCCGCCGGGAGCCGGGAGCCATCGTTTTCATAAGCGCGACGGATTGCCGCCATTTGGTCAACGTGCGCTTCCCGCTGATCCCACGCGAGACGTTCGATAGGGATCGGCATCACGCGACCTCTTTCTTCTTGGCTTCGAGCTTGTCGATCTGATTCGCAAGCTGGATCGCCGCCAGGAGTATTCGGTTGCTGTTTCGCTTCCCGCCCAGAACCAGCATCACGGACTGACGGGCGACGCCAAGGGTCTCAGCCAGGATGCGGATTCCGCCCTTGCGCCCGTCGCGGTACTGGCACAGTTTCGCCTTTACTTGCTCCAGATTTTCCTTTGAGATGGCTACCGGACGCGGTAGCCTAAGGCTGACAGTTTGATAGGGCTGCTTCATTCTGGAAACAATCATGACAGCCTGCAGTCGTGAAGTCAAGACTTCCGGAGGGAATTTGTTAATTTTTCTATGAGGACAAACGCGCCGGGTAGCGGCAAAGGCAGGAAGCACTAAAAGCGGCGCCGAATCCCAGCCCGGCTCCGACGGTACACCGCAGCCACCCGCGCCACATCACTCAGTAATTGCTCGAAGCTCGTCTTGCCGTTGAAGGGAATGCCGCGTGCCGTCAACGGGGGCGTCATCTGGTCGAATGTCACGTCCCACCGATCCACAAACTCAGACGGCGGGATTACCGAAAACTGGCCAAGGCCCAGGCGGTTCACGGTCTCCACTAAGTGGTTGAGTTGCTCGTCGCGGGTCATTGTTGCTGTTCTGCGGGAAGTTGGCTCAGTGGCACGTCCGGCGGAATCCCGACCGCGCCAGCCACGAAGGCGGCGTAGGCCTCGGGGTCGTTCGCGCCGTGCCCCTGTGGGGCGTAGATGTGGATAGCTTCGCGCAGCGTCTTGCCTTCGCGGATGCGCCGCCCCCACCAGGCCTCAGCGGCGGCAAAGCCTGCCTCTACGGTCGGGTACGTTTCCAGTCGGAATCGCTTCGTCTGTCGGTAGAACCCCAGGTCCATGATGTTGCCGGGATTGTTGTGGCGTTGCGCGGCCGTCGGATACCGGATGCCGCGCTTCTTCGCTTCCTCCTCGGTGACGAAGAAGCCCTCCATCTCCGCGCAGGCTTGGACGATCCGTTTGGGCAGGCTCATGGTTTCCTCCGCACGGCATACGCCAGAGCATGGCCGAGATCGCCGCTCACAAGTGCCACGTCGAGCGCCACTCCCTCGATGCGCAGCAGCAGTATCGCAAGCCACAACACGGCCCGCTTGAGCCGTAGCAGCTTTCCCTCAGCCATCATGCCGGTGATCGTCGTCCACATAGAAACCCGTCCGTGGATCGCGCTTGCCCAAGCGCCTGCGCACCATGTCCTTGAGCGCTGCAACCAGCCGCCGGGACTGCGCCCGCTCTAGTTCGGCGCGCGCCTGGCGTTCGGCGTCGAGGTCACGCTCCGGCGTTGGCGTTGGATTTGAAGACGCCGGTCGCATTGAATAACCCCACCACCCGGTTAATCATGGCCACCACCAGCTTGGTCACGCTCTCCTGCGGGAGATCCTTCACCCCAATGGCCTCGTACACGGACTCGATGCTCGCGAGCACGGCCGCCAGCTTGCTCTGGCCTTTACCCTCGCCCGCGAACACTTTCTCCACCGCTTGCACGGCGTCGATCACCAACGGGAACGCCTGAATCGCAAATAGAATCCATTTCATTACTTTATCCTCCAGCTCCGAACATGCTCAGAATGACTTTCCAGATATCGATTGGAACGTTGTTGCTTGCCGCGAACGCAATCGCGGCGACGATGGCGGCGTACTTAGCCAGCATCTTCGTATCGACCGTGACCGCGCGCCCGGCGATCTTTTCGAGGTCCGAAAGACGGTCGTTCGTCTCCTCTTGGCCGCGCTCCAGCCCCTCGACCTTGGTTTTAATGACGGCAACGTCTTCCCCCATCGCGGCCGCTCGTTTCGCGTGGTCGTCCAACCGCTGCAGGATCATCGTGCCCAGTGGGGAGAGTGAACCGTTCAGTTCTGGCATCGCCCCGTCCTCCCCGTCGTCGATTTGCTCATTGCCCTACTCCCTTAGTTTACATTCGTGACGTCAATTTTCTGGACTGTTTGCCTGCTCCCCGATCCTTACGTAATGCACCACCTATTGCACAATCACGGCTTGCGAAGTGCTTGCCAGAACCGCATCAGCAGCAGACAGATACTCCAGAGAGCACGACGCGGAGCCAGCGCGAAAGTCTCCCACCACACTCACCGGCATTGTCCCGCTGGTGGCTGTGACGCTAGCGCCCCACGGCTGCTGACAGGTTACGCGGAGCTGTGTGGCGTTGGCGATATCGTCTAGCTTGACGCTGACTTTGGCTGTACGTGTCTCCACGGCTGCCGGCCCTCCCACTCGCGCCGCTGGCCAAGTCGAGCCGCCACCCATGCCGTAGGCTTGTCCGAGCGCCTTTTGGCGGGCATCGTCGCCGGTTGCGCCGCCATCCTCCGGCTGGGCCATATAGGCGACATATTTGCCATCACCGGCCAGGGGCGCGGCGTATCCGGGGCGAGAGTAAATCAACCGATAGTATTCGTCGCCGCGGGTTTTATCGGCTGGATTGAGAGTGTGGAGGTAGTAGGCCGTGAATGCGTCAACTCCCTCCATGGAGTAATCGCGCTCCACGTTGTATGGTCCTGCAAGATCGAAGTCGCAGATCGTCTTTACCGTTGGGTCTCGGGGGCCGCAAGTAGGCATCGAGTCGAAATACGGCTGGCCGAGACTCAAGGGGTCTAGGTTGTCGAAATTAAGCGTCAGTAGACTGCCTACCAGCGTCCAGTAATTGGCCGCCATGGTTGGTTCGTCGGCTTCGAGGGCTTTCGCCGCCGCCACGTAGGCGTTGGCGCGAAGTTCGTCCATGAACGGTTGCCGCGCCCACGGCGAATATATACTGTATTTGTTGGCCGCAAGCAATCGCCGATAAACGTTCCCGCCGCTGGTATCGCCTGCGAAGGGCTTGTGTAGGCGAATCTGGGTACCGCTCTCCACCGTGCAGGCGTAGGCGTCGTTCAGTTCGAATGCGCGTGGCGATTTCACCGCGCCCGCGCTGGTCACTTCCTCGAAGTGCTGGATCGGATACCCCACGTCGCCCTCGACGTAGAATCGCGTAATCGCCCCGGCATCGCCACGCCACGGGAATTCGAGCGTAACGCTTGTGGCGGTTGGGGTTGGAGTTCCCGCGATCCGGTCCATCTCCATATGGGCTTGACCGCCGCGCAAGCCAACCAGCATGATGTTCCGCCCGCCCGTGCCCACCCAGTTCGTGCCCGTGCCTGTGAGCACGGTGCCATCCATGCTTACCGTAGCCGTGCCGCCCGGCTGGAACGGCGTTCCGCAATAATCGCTCGCGATATTCGGGCCGGAGTAGAGCGTCATCAGATCCGAGCCGTTGGCCGCTTGCCAAACTCGGGCGGTGTCTTGAAAATTCGGATAGAACGAATAATATCCGCCATTCGGGTAGCGGTTCGGAATGGCCTGGAGATTGTAGTGCGTAATCAGCTTCGCACGGAAGTCCGACCGAGTAGTTGGATTCGGGTGATATTTAGCGATGATAGAAGCTGCCCAAACACAGTAGGCATCTTCGCGCTGGTCGTTTGGCTGGTCTCTTGTTACGTCCGTAAGACACCCAAGGATGCGATTCGTAATCATGGGCCAGGGGTCCTTCCCCTCCCAGATTTCCGGCATCAGTGTGGCCGCGAGCGTGACGCTCACGGTTGGCTCGGAGCGTCCCACCCACTGAGCGAAATAGGGATTACGAAATTGAACCTTGGCCATATACTGAGCCGCCCGCAGCATGGCGATGTCTCCGCTTCGATACCAAGCTCGAAAATAGGCGAGACCGGTATCGTAGTAACCAATCGACATAGCATTGGCTGCCGTCCAGTTTCCCATGTCGCCTTGCTGCCCGAAAAACAAACCCCAGCGAATCCCCGGAGAAGCCACGGTTAACTCTCGTTCCGATTCCAGGTACGGCTCCGCGGTGATTTCCGTATCGCTGACGCAGCTTCGCACTCGCTGTGCTAAAGGTCTCGGAATTCCGCCAGCTCCCCCATAGACCGGAGACACAACATCGGGCACGATCCAAAACACGGCATCCACCGGAGACAACGCTCCGGGGGTTCCGCCGCAAAACAGGCTCAACCATTGCGTGCCAACACCATGCAGCGTGCGCGTATATGGCCACGCGGGATTCACTTCGTCCCACCAGATCGTCCCGGCAATCGGAACACCCAGTATGTCGTCGCGCAGGTTCGGCAACTGCACATGGCCACCATTGACCGTGTAGTCCATCGCCAGATCGTGCGTGAGCGTGTACTGCGTTTGATCCGCGTAGGCCCAGGGATTCTGCCCACGCACCTGCTGAGGCCCTAGGAGATCGTCCAGACGGGCGTCCGGGTAAATCACGACGCCGTTGTCGTCGTAGGCAACCGCCCCGATGTCCGTGTCGAGAGAAGCCTTTTGCCCGGTCGAATCCGTCACGGCCAGACGGAACTTGTACGAACCGAAGACGAGACCCGTGAGCGTGGGCGAACAAAGCGTGCGGCTGTCAAACACGGCCACGCTCGGGCCGTCCAGTTGCTGCCAGAGGCACGAGACATCGGCGGAAGCGTCCACCATCGAGTAGCTGTTCGAGACAAGCTGAGACGGATGCCCCGCGCGAAGCGGGATGAAGTTCGCCCAATACGGCGTGTTCGCGCTGGTTGGCTTTGCGTAGGCAAGTTGCGCCGGACTCGCCTCGAACGTCAGGCCGGTGACGCTATTCAGATTGCGCCCATTGCCGCTCGAATCGTTGCCGTTGCCATCGAACTTCAATTCCAGCCCATCGCCCGAATCCGCCGTGACCGGTGGCCGGGAACGCAACGGCACAAGGGTCGAGAAGACGCGCAGGAAGCCCAGCTTCGCGCCGCCGCCCGTGATCGGCCAAAGTTCCCCGCCGGCGTTGCCCCAGGCGTTCGCGCTGGTGATCGCGAGCCTGTCAATGAAATAGTTGCTGCCATCGACTTCCCAGATCTCACAACTGTAGGTCATCGCGGCGTAGTCGCGCTGGATGCGCACCAGGGAGTTCGTGCGGCCCTCCATCGCGATGATGCAGGGTTCGGCGGGAGAAACGGAATCCCGCGAAGTCTGAATCCAAAGCCCCTGTCCGCCGTAAGGCGTAGCTGTGATTTTCACGCCGACGCCCAACAACTTGACCAAATCGCTGGTGGCTGTCGGAGCGGAGAACCCGTGAAGTTGAAACTCCACTCGCCAGCTTGTAGTTGTCGAGAGATTGGGATCGGCGAACGTGCGAGTCGAGGGAATCGGCCATGCAAGGGATTGCCCGCCGGAGAGCGAAGAAGCAAGCAGGAATAGGATCGATAGAGTCTTGCGCATGGCTACCTCGTGATCGTGCTCGTGCCCGCGTAGAAATCGATATCGAGGGATTTCGTTGCGGCGGATCGGGTTTGAATATAAATGCCCGGCGTGATCTTGCTGTCCGGCAAGGTGGCCGTGATGTTCGCGCTTGTGGTCGAATTCACCCGGATCTTCGCGCCGCCTACGGTGTCGCTGAAGACCCGCACCTTAACCCAGGCGTTGGCGACAAACGGAACCCCTGAGTCTGTGCGCGTGCGGGTAACACCACCCGGCGAAGTGACGAACATCCAATTCGTGTCGGTATCCGAGTCGTACTCAAGGAAAATTCCCTCTTCCGAGTCGAATTCGCCCTTGAGCAAGCCAATCGCATACCGGGCTCCGGCGTCCACGGGGCGCACGACGAATAGATGATCCTGCGCCCCGTTCACGGCATCGGTTGGATCAATCGCCGCCGCATTCGACCCGATGCCGGTAAGCGCAAACACTTGATAGTTGTCATCGGTGGCCGAAGTGGTCACGCGCATGATGCCGGGGTGATTCGCCTCGCCGATGAGATTGCCGTAGCTGCCCGTCCCGCTGGCATAGGTGCGCCATTGAAGCTCGCTGCCGACATACGGGCCAGTGCCCGTGCCGCCGCCCATGAATTCGTCACGCAGGAAAACTTTCGTCGGGTCCATCCAGTCGGCAGCCATGCCGCCCCCGCTCCCATTCGCCGCCGCCGTGAGCCGCCCCTGCGCATCCACGGTGATGTTGGCGGAAGTGTAGCTGCCTGGCGTGACGGCGGTATTGGGCAGATCCGCAGCAACCAATGCGCGGAACGTCGGAGCGACCGCGCTGCCCGTCGTTGGCCCCGCGTAGACTTGGTTCGCGCTCTGACTGGCCTTTGTCACGGCCAGCGTACCCGAGCTGGTCACCGGCGATCCGCTCACGCTGAACTCGGAGGGCACGCTTAGCCCGACGCTCGTGACCGTGCCCGACCCGCCGCCAGATCCGGCAACCCCCATCCGCAATACCGTTCCATCGTAGGTAAGCGGTACTTGCCGTCCAGCCACCAGCCCAGTTGCGCCCGGATCTGTCGTCCCATCGGACTGCTTGATGTTGAGCGAACCAAGACTATTGATGTTAAGCGTCACCGCCCCCGCGCTCGAAGAAACGTCCGGCTTGAACTGAATCACCATCCCCGCCGTATACGCGCTGAGCGCGGGGGTCATTGCGCAGGTATAGTTCGCGCCCGATGCCGATGCTGGAGCACAGAGCAGGTCCACGCCGCTCTGGGCCTGGGCGCGGGTAAGCATCACCGCCGTATCGACTGCCGTGGTTTTGTTGATCTTCGTGCCGGCGTCCGTAATCGTCTCGGTGATCCCGGTGCCTGGGATGAAATTCAGCGTGGCTTCGCTGCCGACCGCGCTGCCGTTGGCTTCGATGGCCAGAGAACCAGCGCCACCACCGCATACCGCCCAAGAGACCGTGGTGCCATCCGTGCTCAGGCACTTGCCGCTATTGCCCGTTTGTGCTGGTACTAGCGCGTCGATAGCCGCTTGCTGTGAGCTTTGCCCTGTGCCGCCGTTCGCCACGGGAAGGGTTCCCGTCACGTCGCGCGCGGCATTGATCTTTGTCCGCTGTGCCAATCCTGGGAAGGCCAGCGCGAAAAAAAGAGAAGTAATGATGATCAGGCGCATAAGCCCTCCTATGTCCAGTACTCGACGCTCACTTTGTCGGTAGCGTCAGCGGTGAATGTGGTGGTGATGGTGGAACCGGCGAGCGTCCAGTCGGTCGTCGGGATCTGGCGAAGCCCGTTGACGAAAACCGTCACGTGCGCCGCATCGATGGGTGCAGCGGCCAAGACGAAACTGGCCGTGGCGCTACCGGTAAACTCCTCCGCGTGGCGAGTGATGGCGCTAACGCTACCGACCCAATATTCGACGCTCACTGTGTCCGCAGCGTCAACGGTGAATGTGGTAGTAATGGTGTCGCCAGCGAGCGTCCAATCGGTTGTCGGAATCTGGCGCAGACCGTTTACGTAGACGGTCACATGATCCGCATCGATGGGTGCAGCGGCCAGTACGAACGTGTCCGTGGCGCTCCCGGTGAAGTCCTCCGTATGGCGAGTGATCGACCCGCCCCCGCCCCCCGGCAGATCGTCCAGTAGCACCTTCTTCAGCGCCCCCGCGCTGGCGTCCCACGTCATCACGTAATCGGTGCTGCCCACCGGCGAAGCATCGGCGGTCAGGTCGGTGATGAGGGTGGCGTCTTGCGAGGTGGCGTTGAGGGTGCCTCCCGTGATTTGCGGAGTGCCCCAATTTGACAACCCTCCCGCGATTCGACGTACATCGGTGTTGCCCGTGTAGTATTCGCCCGTCCCAATGCCTCCGGGGCCCCGCGACATGTTTGGCCCGATGAGGCCCCCGGTGTTGCCCTGCACCCAAACACCAACGGAGTCCCCGGCGATATGTACCACGTTGTCGGAAATCTGGAGATTCGCCGCAGACTGGACCCGGAACGCGCCTACCTTTGGCCCACTCTGCTTGATCGCGTTGTTTGCGATCACCACGTTTCGGTAAACCTGCGTATCGTCAAACCAGAGGTGGACCGCGTAGTAAACTTCGTTCGTGCCGTCGCCCAATTGACCGATAAACGTGTTGCCAGAGACGACGACATTTTGCGCGTCGGAGTCCCACGGCAAGCTCATATCGAAGCCGCTGTAGCCGCCCAGGATAGTATTTCCAACGACCTCAAGCCCAATGGTGCCGTGAGCGGTAATAGCCGACTCGAATTTCGTGACATTGGTCGGAGTGCGCCAATCAATCGAGTTAGACAGTAGATGCACATCTTCCGGCGGAATCCCACTCCCCCCGGCCTGCACGTAAATGGCGTGCCTGTCGCCCGTGGCATCCGCAACGAACGTGCAGTTTTCGACCCACGCGCCGTAGACGGCCTGGAGCACCACACTATAGCCACCAGCAGCCAACGTGGGGGCGTAGCGCATCCCGGTGAAGTGGCTATTCTGGATTCGTACGGAAGTGGCCGCGTGGATATCGAGGCCCATCGTCCAGCCTTCCATGCTCACGCCGTCGATGGTGATATTGGAAGACCCACCGAAGCCCCGCCCGTAAGAAACGCCTGGAGTCGGAACGTAAACGCCCCTCGCGACGTTCGTCCCCGTCCCATCCGCATCCCCAACAAACGAACCGCCCTCGATACGGATATTCGAGACCTGCACGAAACTGCCGTCCGACGCCGCACCGATGCGGATGCCGTCGACCGCATTGCCCGTCTGGTGGATGCCAGCCCCGGGCTCAAATCGCAGGGTGATGTCGGAATACTGGATGTAGAGCGGCGTTCCGCCCAACTCGTAGGTGCCAGCGGGAAAGAAGACCGTTCCGCCTCCAGCCGCGCCTACGGTGTTGATGGCGTTTTGGATGGCCGCGACCGAAGACCCAAACAGCGTCACAGAAACCCCGGTTTGGGAATTCCGAATGTCAGCGCTGAGATGGTTTGGGTCTGCGCTCTGTATCAACTGCCCCGGTGCGCGAGCGCTGAATTTCCACGGGATCGCCATAACCCACTATTGGCCGGGGGTTAAGGTGTTTGTTTCGGCGTCATAACTCCACGCACCCTTGCACTTATGCTCGTTCAGGACCGCTTCGAGGTACCCCTGCTGCCGCGCCTGCGCCACTTCGACGCGGAGGGCGTGGATGGTCAAAGCAAGCTTGTGCCTGGGGTCTAGCTGGATAGGAGCGGGCTCACTGGATAGCTTTGGTTCTTCGTTCATGGTTGTCTCCTTACGTTGCAATCAATCCATGCGTGCGGCAGCGAGCCAGGAGCGCGTTGAGTTGCGCGACGACATCTCCGGGCCCCGTAGCATCTGCGACGGCGGCCCCACGCGCCCCGAGCACCTGAGTCCCCATCACTTTATAAGCGGTGCCGGAATTGACCAGATCGAAATCAACGAAGCAGTCGAATCCAGCGGTGCTCGATTGCCACACCCGGCTAATGGAGCCGTCGCCATGCTCCACGCTAACGCTAGGAATAAATTGCACGTCGGAGTGAAAACTCACGTCCCCGCCGCTGTTTACGCGGATCTTGTCCACGCCAGCCAACTGAATCTTAACCGACTCGGTACCCGCCGTGCCGTTGATGATGATCTGGCCGCCCTCAATTAACTGCTGCGCGGCGGTGATCCGGATGAAACGCGTACCGTCGCCAACCTCAAATTTCGTGGCATTGAGGACCGTCTTGANNCGATCTCATTCCCGGTGCCGCCGATATCGATCTTGCGAGTGCCGTCGGAGATCCGGATGAGCGGGCCCGCGATCTGCATGGATCGCGTGCCATCGGTCAGGACCAGGCCATCAATCGCGTTGAGCCGCATCTGTCGAGCGCCCTGTACCATCGACAACGCGGTCGAAGTCACCTGGACGTACTGCGTGGCGCCCGATTCTACGCGGACGCTGCCAGAGTCGAGTACAACCTTGTTCGACCCGTAGCCAAAGGTGGTTTTTCCGGTGAACACCGCTTCGTCTGCCGTTAACTTCGAGACGGCCAACGTATCAATCTTCGCGTTCGTGACGGCAAGATTCGCGATCTTCGCGGTCGTTACCGCCAAGTCCCCAATCTTCGCGGTTGTCGCCGCCAGGTTGGCGATTTTGGCCGTCGTGACTGCAAGATCCTGGATCTTCGAGGTATCGACTGCGAGTGATTTGATGTGCAATGTGGCGACCGAATCCGCCGGCGGCAAAGCGAGGATGGTGCCTTTCTTCTGCCGATTCTCCCCGCGCGCGATCTTCGCCAACAGCAGGTCGAGTCGGGGATCGTAGAAACCGTAATCGGCTCGGTAGACGGTCTCGGAATCGGACTCCCAACTCATCGACAAGCGACGAATCACGAAATCGCTATCGACTCCCAAGCCACGCGCCGTGATGTGGATCTTCTGACCAGCCCGCAGTCCGTCTTGCCGCACGATGAATTGCCCGTAACGCTGCGGGTTGGCCCACTGAAGCAACTCCGCTTCGGCCCGCGCTTGGCACAGATCGTTCGTCAGTAGGCCGTTCTCCACGAGCACTCGCTTGCGAGCGCCGTACTCCGTTTGCGACGTGGCGTCTTGCGCAAGCCCCGTGGCTCGCGTGCCCCCGTCCTTGTAGCCGCCGATCACCGTTACATGGTTCGCGATCTTCGTGAAATCGATAGTATCGGGCGTCAGGGAGCCGATGGGTGAGAGCGTCGTCGTCTCATCGGGAAACTCGACATCGATATCGAAAGGCGCTGCCGGGATGGTTGCGGAGGAATCGAGCGAGTAATACAGCACGCGATCCGGCGTCAGACAGATGCGAGCGCCAGAAACGCTCTGCATCGCTTCGAGCACGTCTCGCAGCGTGAAGTCGGTCGCGTCGAGGTAGAGGTTCGTTTGGATCTCGTCGATGGTAGCCGACGTGACGGCGATCTCCGGCGCTTCCGCGGTGAACGCCTCCTGGATGATCTGCTGATCGCTCTTATTAGCCCAGGTGTCGGTAATCGATGTCTCGTCGAGCACGCGCTCAAAGCCCGCGCATTCGAGCCGCCACATATCCCAATCGACGCGAAGGGTCTCCTTCTTTCCGCGTACCACTTCGCCGCGGAAGATCACGTTAGGCGGGGAAGCGTCCGCCTCTTCGATGACGACCGGCACGAGCGCGAGCGTCGGTAGCTCCACGCCATCGTAGGAGGCGGTGCCGTAAAACGCGGCATCGTAGTAGGCAGCGTCCGCGCCCTCGACCGACACCCTAAGCGTTGCCGACGACACCGCGCCATCCGAACCCGTCTCTATTTGCGTCTCGGAGATGATGCAGCGGTCGGTCCAGTCATCGCCACCAATCGTGATCCGTATCCGCATTAGGCCCCCTGGAACGCGGCGGATTCGCCAAGCGCCTGCTGGATTTTTTGCGAGTCGAGGTACACGTTGACTTGGGTCTGGATCGGTCGATCCGCGATGGCCCGCATGGAGTCTTGGATCACATCGAGCGAACCGACCATCGCATCAAATTTCGGAATCGAGTCTTCGAGTTTCTTCAGCGACCAGTAGGTGTTCGTGGAGATGTCAGACAGGAAGCCCGTCCAGTTCGTGTCCCATCCTTCGAGTTTCTTCAGCGACCAATACGTGTTGTCGCGGACGTCCCAGAGCGTCTCTTTCATCGCCCCGGCGCCGCGCAGATCGTCGAGAATGTAGGTCAACCACTCGTAGGTTTTGTTCACCGCCCATGCCATCGTCCAGGCCTGATCGCCGCCGCCATCGCCGCCAATATAGAGTTTCGTGTACCGCGTCGATTCCTCGATTGCGTTCAGTGTGTTTTCCTGGCGTGCGAGCTGGAAGTTGCTCACAATGCCGGAAATCGCAGACGCAACGGAACCAATCGCGGAAACCCACCCGAGAGCGCCACCAGCCACAGCGCCCGCGCCTCCGCTCGCAGCACCACCCGCGCCACCAGCCGCACCACCGACGCCACCCGCCGCACCACCAACACCGGAAGCCACACCGCTCGCCACATCGCCACCCAGGCCAAGCAGCTTCACGCCGATATCGGTGAGCTTGTCGGTCAGGGGATTCAGGGCCTTCACAATCAGCCCTTGGGGGCCAACGATCATGTCCATAAATGGCTGGACAAACCTCGAGACCGCCGCCTCGCCGATATCTTTGAGCGCCCCTTTCATTTTTTCCGCGAAGCTCAGATCCCCGTCAAACATGCTCTTGCCGAGGTCCTGCGCCAGGTTGGTCACAATCGTCGAAACTTCGGTGTTGAAATCCCTGAATGGTTGCTTCACCTTCGGCATGCCCACGTTGAGCTTGGCTTCCATGTCGGTGATCGACTGCTCAAGATCTTTCGGAATCTGGCCATACGTCGCTTGCGCTTCCGCCGCCTGCGCCTTAAAGAGTGCGAGTAGCGCGGAGTCCTTCTGGAATTGCGTCGTCTTGTCCGACGCGATGATGGTGTCGTAAGCCTCTTTCGCTTTGCTCGTCATCGAAGCGAGTTCGTTCGTAGACTTGAGCCCCAACGCGCCGAACGCCTCTTCGAGGGCTTTCGTTTCCGTCACGAACGCCGGGAACATATCATCGGTAAGTTTGCTCAACTCTGGTTGCAGCGCGATGATGGCTTTCGTTTGCTCTTCCCAGGCGTCTTTGCCGTCGGTGATTTTCGCGATGAAAGCTGGCATCGTGTTGCGCGTCATCTTGTCCAGTTGCGTATCGAGCGTGCCTTGCGAGGAAGTCAAACCCTGGATTTTTTCGTTGTAAAACGCGGCGACCTTTTCGGCGCGTTCCTGTTCTTCCCGCAGCTTCTTTTGCTCAGCGGCAAGCTTCTTGGCTTCGTTCTTTGCCTTCGTCTGCGCGGCCGCCATTTCCTCCATGGCCTTCTTGGCCTTCTTGGCCATTTCATTGCCTTCACTGCCGGACGTTACCCATTTGCCTGTTGCGTCCACGAGGCCCATGGTCTTCATAGCCGCGTCCGCTTGCGCTTTAGCGTGATCCTGGACGCCCGAGAGCGATTTCTTCATCGCGGTGTCCATGCTGTTGACCGCGACATTCGTATCGACGAAGAGGCCGTTGATTGTCGAGAGCGCATCGCCAAGCCACTGGAAGGGGAGCGCGAGAAAGTTGATCGCGAGTGAAGCGACGAAGCCGATCAGTTCGCCGATTTTCGTAATCGTCCACAAGACGGCCTGGTTGAGCGGCTCCCACCCGGTCAGGAGGCTCCCGATGTTCCCGGCCAGGGTAACCAGCCCATCGGCGAAATTCACGATGGCGTCCCAGATATTCACCACCGATTCCCGGAAGGGTTCGGACGTATTCCAGGCGAGCGTCAGAGCCGCCGCCACAGCCGCGATGGTGAGCGTCACGGGGTTGAATGCGGCCGTCAGCGCGCCCCCAACGCCGCCAAGGGCCGTGAGCGCGGTGCCCACGCTAGCGAGCAACGGCGCCAGGGTCGTAAATGCGGTGATCAACTGCGCCCCGATCAGCATCAGCGGACCGAGCGCGGCAGCGAATGCGACAATCGCACCCACGGCCAACTGAACGCCCGTCGGGAGCGTGGAGAACCATTCAGCCAACGAGGTAATCGCATCGAGCAGGGATTCGACGTATGGGATCAACGCTTGCACGGCGGGGGAGAGGAGATCGCCGATCTTACTGAGCGTCGTCATCACGGAATCGCCTAGTGTTTCGAAGGCGTTCTGGAGACCACCCGAAACCGGGTCGATCTTGCCGAGTTCAGTCACCATCCAGTCGATGAAATCGGTTGTGCTGACCCCCATTTCCTCGAAGAGTTTCTGGAGCACTTCCGTGTCGAGCGTGCCGAACGTTTCGCGGATCGCCGCTCCGAGCTGCGGAACCCGTTCAATGATAGGGCGTAGATCGTTCGCGAGCACGCTGCTTTTGTTACTCATCTGCACAAGCTGCGTGACGACGGCGGAAAGATCCTCCTTACCGCGTCCAACAGCAGCGAGAGCATTGCCGAAGGCGCGAATCCACTGCTCGGAGGTTTGCGCGGACTGGCCGGCGGCTTGGAGATTAATCGACGCTTGTGCGACTTCCGGCAAGCCCATGCCCGGGAGCTTCGCCAGCTCTGTGAGCCGCTCGAATTGAATGGCGGTCTCTTCACTTGATCCCGTGACGGCGGTCAGGCCGTTGCGAAGGGCTTCCATCTTCCCGGAGGCCACAAGCGAACCCGCAGCGAGCGCCGCAATCGGCACCGTGAGACCCGCCGTGAGTGCGGAGCCAGCGGTGGAAAGCCCTGCCTCCAGGCTCCGTAAGCCCGTTTCGATATTCTTTATTTCTTTATTGAAGGCCGTAGCGTCGAGGCCGACGCGAACGAGCATTTCGCCAATCGTCGCCATCTGTTACCCCCGCTTTGGCTTGGCCGCGTCGCGCATCGCCTGATATTCGCGCAGCGCGTAGTAGAGATCTGATGCCGTGCGTTTCTTCTCTGGCTTGGACGCGATCAGTAAGAACTTTTTCGGCGTGATTGACCGCCGTTTCGCTGGATCGGTCAGCGCCGCGAACAGATACATGGCCGTTCGCGCTTCGTAAATGTCGCGCAACCGTAAGCGCTCCAAGTGCCGCTCCCACAGCAGGTGGATCTCTGGCAGCGAGAGTTCCCAGACCCACTCCGGGGAGAGCCCAAGATCACCGACGGCAACCGCCCAGATCTCTTCTATTCCGCCTCCGGCGTCACTTCGCCGGGGGCCTCCGTAGGGCGTTCCTCTTTGGCTTCCCCCGTTGAGATGGCTTGCGTCAGTGCTCTAACGAGTTCGCCAAGTTGGCGAAGGTCCACGAGGTCTTCCGTCTCTTCGAGAGTGGCGGGGCGGTCATTGACCAACCCCTCATGGATAATCGCCGTGAGTGACTCGATCTGCATGTCCGCGATGCCTTCGCGATTCCTGAGCAAGTCGATGCCGTGCTTGTCCCGCAAGCGCCGGATCGCCCCAAGGGATAGGCGGAAGGTTCTTTCGATACCATCCGCCAACGTCAGCTTCACGGGCGCAATCGGCCCAAGAGCGCCGTTACTCATCGCTGATATCCCCGTCGATCTGAATGGAAACCGAAACGGAAATTACGCCGTCTACCGGAGCCGATTTCCCCCATTCCGTCACGTTCCCGGCGAACACCTGATTCGGCTCAGATGGGTCGGTCGAGACCAGGCGAAAGGGGTACGCCGATGTCGAGTGAAACGCCGCCCGGAGCCGCGCGTGGGCAGGCTTCGACAAGTCCTGCATCAACGTGAAGCTGATCGTTCCGCGCGTCAGCAGGGTCTTTTTGTTGCGCGCTACAGGGTGCGGGATTCCGGCCTTGTGCGTAGTGGTGTCTGCGACACTCCACGAGCCACCGGGTAGACCGTCGAAGTCTTGCGCGCCCTCGATTTCGAGGTAATCCGGCGGCGAAGATCCGCACAGACCGATCTCAAGCGCATGGCCAAATGCTGTGATGCCTGGCGAATCGCTGCATGACATGATGGAACCTCCAGGAGCGCTGTAGCGCTCTGGTTCCATGCTGCGGCAGTTAGCGGAGGAATGTTTCGAGAGGCACGATCTCAAGCGGCCCGGCGTGCTTTGTCTTGATGTGTGCGGGGACTTCGGGGATGTCGCCCTGCACGATGTGCCGGTAGCCGTCTTCGACTGGGTTATGCGGATCTTGCGCCCGGTACCAATCGTATTTCCGCAGACGATCTTCGCGGTGGATGTAGCCCCAATGAATCAAGCGGATGATTAGCGGCAGGGACTTTCCGCGGAGGCTGCCGAGGACGTTCGTACAGTGCAGATGCCCGGCGTTGTGGCTGCGGAACGTGCCGGCCCCGTCGAGCCGAAAGAGCGACGGGCGTTGAATCGTGCTGTAGACACCGTCAACCCGCACCATGTCTGGAGAGTCCCAGAGGTAGGCGAAACGGAAGGAATAAGCGGGAGCCGCGCCGATTTCGAGAGCGCTTCTCACGAGCGGCGCATCCTCCGCGCGTAGCTCTTCATCACCATCGATCCACAGCACCCAATCCGCGCCGGACGGCCGCACGCGCTCAAGCAGCCAATCCTTGTCTCGCGTTTCGTCGAGCCCCTGGAACGTAGACGGGTAGACGGTTGCCCCCAGGGCTTCGCAGAGAGCCGGGGTGTCGTCTGTCGAGTGATCGTCAAGGATGAAGACTTCCTCGCAGAGCGGCTGAATCGAGCGAATCACTCGCTCAATCCAGCGAGCTTCGTTTTTTACCCGCAGTGCGCCAACGATCTTCATTTCGTCTCCCCCGCGTACGGATTCCCCGCCGCCCAATTGTGCGAATGATAGCGAGCGATAGGCGATGCGAAGATGTTTCCTTCGAGTGGTTCAATGGACGCCCCGCAGAGGTATGCCGCGAACGGGAGCGCTACCTGATCGCGCTCACAACCGGACGCGAATTGCCCCCCACCAGAGATCTTCGAGGAGCGTCACGTATGTTGTGTGTCTGCGAATGATGATTCCGCAAGCCCACAGCCCCCAGTGTGCAGGGAATCCCATGCCCCGATATCGCCCCATCTGCGCCTCAATCTTCGCTCGCGTGCCGATACCCTCCTGGATCAACAGGGCGCCCTCATCGTACACGCAGTCGCGCGCTGGATGCCGAAACATCGCAATGTCCCGATCCGCCGGTAGTAGCTTGATGATCTCGCGCGGGTCCATCGTCAGTGAAAAGCTCGCATCGTGATAGATCGAATATTCGACGTCCAGCAGGTAGTGGTTCGCTAGGATCTTCGGAAGGCGTGATTGGCGCTGCGGTGTGAGTGGTTCCGTGAACGGGGAGCGCAACGGGCGGATACCCACCCAGGAGCGCTCAAAGCGTCCGGTTCGTCGGTGAATATAATGTGAGGCACAGCCGGGAACCGCACCACGCCGGCGCGGGATCGCCGTGCGGTCAGGACGCTGTAAACGGTGATGCGCGGATTGCTGCTCATGGCAGGTCCCACAGGCTGACGCCGTGCTTTAGGCGAAACAGTTCGGCATTTTTCGCGAAGCTGCGATTCCCACCAGCCCGATACGTGGACGGCAACACGCCGTGCTCAATCACGCACCCATCGAAGACGCCAAGATCGAATCCGGCCTGCTTCACCCGGTAGCAGTAATCGTTATCCTCGCAGCCGTAATCGAGGCGGAACTGCTCATCCATCGGCCCGATATGGTTCCAGATTTCCCGCCGAATGTAGACGGCGATAAATGGGACCGTGTGCCGCTTTGCCAGCCGCACGCCCCCGCCCGGCTGTGTGATCTGCTCCGGGTTGCCCGTGCAGCCAGTGACCGAAGGGAACATTAATCCGCATTCCGGGTGCGCGTAAGCCGCCTCTCGCAGTAGATCGAAGCCGTTCGGCGTCAATAGACGGGTATCGTCGTTCAGCAAGATCAGGTCTTGATCCTCCGAGATGCGCGCCACGCTCTCATTGATGGCGCGGGAGTAGATGAAACGCCGAGCGGCCCCGCCGTCGGAATCGTAAATCACTGCGCACGGAAGGTCGGTATTCTGTGTGCCCTTTCGGGCTAAATCGCCATTCGCGTAGACGAAAACGCGCGTGCCTGGATCGTTCTCCTGGATGCTATCGAGGCACGCATTCATGTTCAATTCTTCGCAACTCGGAATGATCACGACAAACGGATTCATCGCTTCGACTCCTCCACGCTCTCCCGGTGCAGCTTTTCATCGACCGCACGGCGTAACCACTGGCTAACAGTCAGATCCGCCGCAAGCGCCGCTCGTCGCACCTGTTCCCAGGTCTTCCGGTCCATGCGGAAGTTGGTCATTTTGTGTTCTTCTTCGGCCATTTTCGCTACCTCCTTGACCGCCTTGCCTTGCCAGACCTAGCCACGCCGATCCAATCCAGGCCTCGACCGCCATACCACGCCCGGCCTTGCCTAGCCAAACCCCGCCGTACCTAGCCATGACCGCCGTACCACGCCGCGACTCACCGCGCCTCGCCTGGCCTCGCCATGACCGCCATGCCTATCCACACCCGGCCTTGCCGGACCTGGCCACGCCCCGTCAGGCGCAGGCAACACGCAGCCCAAGATTCGAGATTCGCTTTTCTAATCCAGTTGTGCGCATTGCCTGCACGTCCATTGTGCAACGGATAAAGCGCGATCGCAACCATCATTTTACAGCAGATAGTTTGGCGTCAATAATCGGCACGTCGTCCCATCCATCATTCGGCTTCCACCATCGGCGCTCGATATGGATGGCTTTAAATCGTGCCTCAATGCCGTAGTGCTTCCCGAAGCGCTCCCGGTGCGGATCGCCAGCGAGGTAGTAGCGGAAACTGTTGAGGGTCCAGAAGCTCACGTGCGTAGGGTCCTGCATGCCGCCCGGCCCAAGCGCATCGGGCACGCGGATGTCGAAGATTCCGCCCGGTTCCAGCACGCGCCATGCTTCGTTCATCGTCTGGATGCGATCCGGCAGGTGCTCAATGCAATCGTATGCCCGGATCTCCGCGACCGACGCATCAGGCCACGGCCAAGGCGTCGAGAGATCGTGAATCAGATCCGCCGGCGGGTAGAGATCCACGTTCACAAAGCCAACTTCATGCCTATCGCAACAGCCCAAATTCAGCCGCATCGCGAGTCCATTCTCCGGGAAGTTCGGCCCGGTCGAGAGGTTGCCAGTATTTGAGCTTCGCGCTCTTGTTTTGTGTGTTCAGCCCGTGACAGGTGGCTACCATTAGGTAGTCCGACAGCGAGAGCCGCTTTTCGCGTGGCGTGGCGTACACGAAGGCCACATCCTCCGCCGCGCTCGTCGAAGGGAAGCGATGCCGCTCCCACCAGTCGCGCCGATAGAGCAGCGAGGTCCCGACCTGAAAGGTATCCGGCTGCGAATCGTAGAGGTAAGCCGCTTGCGTGTCGCAATCCCAGAACGGCATCCGGCAGAGTCCGGTTACCGCAAGATCGCGCTCAATCAGTAGCGCCGCGCATCGCTCCAACCGCTCCGGGTGCGACCAGTCGTCGTCGTCCCAGTGCGCGATTAGATCGCCCGTTGCGCGCTCACAGGCCGCGTTTCTCAGATCGCCGATGACGCCTTGCGAGCCATCGATAATTACCAGTTCGCGGTCTTGGTAGGTTTGCCGCTCGTAGCAGCGGATCGCCATGTCTCGGAGGCGTTCGCGCCCAGGGGAAGCGAGGAGAATGCAGGAAATCTTCATGCCGGAGAGTAGTGGATGCGAAACCGGAGCACTTGCGCATGCAGTTCGGTGTCCTCTTCGAAAAACTCGTTGCGCTCAACCAACCACGATGCGCCGATGCTAACTTCGCCGATGACGCCCGAAAGCCCATCGAGCAGGCAGTAGAGCTTATCGGCAAGCACCGCAGCGCGATCCGGGCGCCGGGAAAACAGGGAAAATTGCAGGGTTTTCACCCAGACATTCGAATGTCCGGAATGCGTGGATAGGGTCTCCTGGCTGATCGTGTAGAACGTCACGTAATCGCCAGCCGGGTCCTGCTTGGCTCGGGCGTAGTAGAAACGGCCCTCGATTTCCGGCAGCATCACTGGGGAGCCGAGGAAGTAAGCGAGGATCGATTTTTCAAGCGATTTCGGCGCGCTCATGGCTTCACCGCCTGGGCTTCGATGGCGCGCTCCATCGCGACCTTGAGCGCTGCCGAGATAGCAGCCGTGCGCCGCGTGATAGTCGGATAGAAGAACGGACGCGGTTCCCGGTTGGAGCTGCCGTATTCCCAGATCGACGCGAGAGACATGCCGAGGATGGTCCCCTTTGCCCGCTTGCGCGTAATGGTTGCGCCCGCGAAGCCGCCGGAACCTTTACGGCTCACCATACCCGGCCCGGACGTTGTTTTCCACTCGAAGTAAGAGGGACCATTCGGGAGACCCTTATTTACTCCGACGAGCGCGCCGAGGCGGTTCTTGCGCCTCTCGAAAATACCCGCAATCGTCGTCTTGCTGTAGCTAAACACTGACCTCGCAACATCCTCCGGCGCGCCCTGTGCCCTTGCCGCTTGGCGAATATCTTCCGCTAGCTCATGCGCGATGGGCGCAAGTTGTTTCACGACCTCCGCACCGAATTGCGGCGTGCGGAATCCGGCAATCTTGCGCTGGAGTTGGGCCGCTCCTTGGACTTTGACCTTTTTTTGGAAAGGAGATTTCGCCATTACTTGATCTCCTTACATCGCAGAACGGCGCGATTTCTGGCGAAGTCGAGATGCTGGATATCCTCAATCTCAAGCACCGGGCCGGAATCGCAGTAAACGCGCATGGTTGGCGTGACGGTGACGGATGGGTTCATGATGTCCATCCAGCGGACTTCGACCGAATAGGAACTGATATTCGCTTCCCGCAGGGACGCCCAGGATTCATCCCCGCGAAGGGGGTAGACGTTCGCCCAACACTCGCAGATGGTTTGCGGAGTCCCGTCGCTGCCGTCCCAGTTGGCATCCGTGACGACGCGCTCTGCGGTCTTGATGCGGATGTACTCCGCAAGCCGCCCGGCTTCCGTCGCTGGGGTTCGCGAGCGCATGGCTAAGTCCGGTATTCCCGCAGTAACTGCCAAAAACCGCTTGTCGCGGGCAGGGTCGAGGGAATGGTGTTGTTCCCGCGTAAGAATTCTTCGCGATTTTCGTATCGAGCCGCCAAGTCGAGCAGCAGCGCGTGCTTGAGTGGCGCGGGCACGTCCGCAGCCGCATCGCCGAAACCTGCGAGGTATTCGACGATCACCGGCAGTCCGGTTTCGAGCGAATCGGTAGGCCAGTATTGATTTGCCCGCAGCATCACGAGCGGATGCCCACCGGGCGGTCTGCGCACCAACTGGTAAAGCGATGCCGAGACGGTCTCAGGGATCGTTTCGCCCTCTGGGAGATAAGTGATCGATGAAACGCTCTGCGCCGTGGGTGCCCACAATTTAAAGCAACCAGAGAAGCCCGGAAACCATTCGCGGACCGTCGAGGTAATCAACGGCCCGCAATGATGTTCGATCCCCTGCCGCGACGCGGTGATGAGCGCCGTGATCAGGGAATCTTCGACGTTGTGGGTTACCCGCAAGTGGAGCTTCGCCTCTGCTAGAGAGACGGGCTCCACCGCGGGCGATACAGTAATTTCATACGGCATGATGCCTTAGTTCTGCGCGCTTTCCGTGAGTTGCGCGTTCTTCGGGAAGCCGAGGAAGGTGACGCCCGCCAATACGGCTGAGGCTACGACCTCCACCAATTTCAGGCGGACGGCATCCGCGAACAGCTTGCCGAAGTGGCTCGGATCGACCTCCACCAAGTAGGTCTGGTTCGAGCCTGCGGTGAGTGCGAAGCCCGCGGCGTCCGCTTCCGCGGCAACAGCGGGAGTTTCGTCGTCCACCACGGCGATGTAGCGGAACGGTACCGCCGTCACCGTAGGCGGGGATGTTGCGTTGTCGATTGCTTCGACGGTTACGGTCGAAGTGCCAGTCGTGCCGACGCCCTTCGAGATCAGGAAGAGCGCCGTCTCGAATTTCGACATGTCGTACTCTGCCGAATACTTCGTGCCGGCAAACGCATTGGCCACCGGAGCGATTCCGACGGCAGGATAAAGTTCATCGATTTTGATCATGATATTTGCTCCTGGTTGTTTACCGCGCCGCGAGGGTCACGAAACTCGAAACGGACGAGCCGCCATGCGCCAAAGTGAGCGGCTTATCCCACTTGGGGGCACCATTCACGCGCGCCACGGTCCGGAATGCGGTTTCGTCAGTGTCGAATTTGACGTGAATCGATTGCGCCGTTTGCAGCCCGCCCTTGCGGATCAGGATGTAATCCGAGAGGTCCGCGAACAACACGTCTCCCACTTCGCCAGCGGCGGAAGTGTGTTCAATCACCTGGATCGGGCGACCGTAGAGCATGCCGTAGGGGGCGTCCGCAATGCGTCCCGGCGGAACAAAAAGCGGCTGTCCGCTATCGCCGGATGCCGTGGTGGTCATCGTCAGAATCTCAGCCCAGATGGTCTGATCGATGTACCACGTAGCCGAACGGAAGTTCGGTGCGGCCATCTTGCCGACCATCTTGGCGACGTTCTTCCAGACAATCGAATCCGCCGCCTGAGCGCTCTCTTTCGCGACCGTGATCAGGCTCCCGGAGTTCATAATGCCGAGCGGCATGCCGGCGCCGGGTCCGCGGAAGATCGCGTTGTCGATTTCGAACGCGATCTCGTCACTAAATGACTGCAACAATAGCGACCCCATAAGGGCGCGATCCTGTAGTAGTTCATCGGTCACATAGCCGAGCGCGGCAATCTTTTCGAGGCTCAGCTCCCACCGCTTGAAGCCTATCTTCGATGCGAGCTTCGTTGCGGCTTCTGCGAGCCAGTAGGCACGGATTCCGCCCCAACGAGAGCCCCGGGCGCGGGATTCTTCATCGACGTAAGGGATCTTGATGCCGTTGAAATTCGCGCCCACGGGGAGGTTGGTGCAACGTGGCGCGAGCACGGCCTGCGCTTCGACACGCTGCCAGATTTCGGTCGCAAACTGCGTATCGACCAGGAAGCCGCCATCGCCGCCCATGCCTTCGTTTTGGCCGGATGCGCGGGATTCCATCGAACGCCGCAAACGCGGATCAACTTCGGCACCGCGGTTGGAGAATGCGCTCCGCACGGCACCCAAGTATTCACCAAAGGCGTCAGTAACGGGGCCATTATCCACGCCCCAGGGCGCATCTTCCCGGTTGTCGCGCACGTTAACCGATTGCGTGGCCGCTTCGGTTACGTTCATCGCGGCGCGGCTTTCGTCCATCCGCTTGGCCGTTTCGGCCTGCAGTTCGAGTAGTTCCGCCTGTTCGCGAAGGTCCTTCGCTTTTTCCAAGGCGGCGCGTCGCACTTCGGTTGTGGCGTCCGCGGGGATGCCTCCCAGAAGCTCGCTCGCCTCCTGATTCCGTTTGAGCGCCTGAGCGCGTAGTTCTTGCCAAGTCATGGCTTATCTCCTAAGTCGAAATTCGGCGGCCTGGATTTCGAGCGCCAACCGGGCGGCTTCGAGATCGAACGCGGATACGTTCACCGTCGAAGTGCTGGCTGGAGTTTCTTCGGAGTGGACTGCGCCCGGCTCCGTATCCCGCGCGGCTGCAGCGCGGAATTCGTCTCTCTTTACCCCTGCGAGAGATCGCAGGGAAACTTCCGTGTCTTCATACGCTGGAAATGTCACCGGCGAAATTTCATAGAGTCGCAACTCAAGCAGGGTGCGCGTGAGCCAGTCTTTCTCTTTGTCGTATACCCACTGCTCTTTCACCACCCGGAAGCCGAACGACATCTGACTGACATCGCCCCGCTCAATCGGGGTGAGCACCATATCACGCACCAGCTGCGTATCCGGGGGCGTGCCGTCGAAGCTCAAGCCCTCTTTATCCTCAGCGAGGGAGAGGGTGTTGGATGTCGTGCGGCCCAAGACGAAATCGGTGTTGTGATTCCACAGCATCCGCACGTCGCCATCTTTGAGGGTCTTCGCGAATGCTCCCGGCGCGATTCGTTCGGTCATGCGCCAGTCTTGGAATTCTGCGTCCCGATTGAACACGGCGGCGTATCCAACCAGATGTCCCGCCTGTTCCGGCGTCCGCTCGCGAAGCTCGAAAGTGGCAAAGCGAACCTCGAACTCACTCCGCGTTTTGTTTCGTGTCAGCATCGGCCCCGCTCCCGCCTTCATCATTGCCCTGACCGCCCGCAAAAAGTTTCCCAGTTCCGTCGATCAGGACCTTATTGACGGGCAGCGAGTAGACGTCGCCGTTCTCCACGCCAGGGAAGCCGAGACGGCGCCGTGCTTCGTTTTGGGTAATGACGCCGGAGGTCCAAAGGCGATCGATGCTCAGCGTTTGCGTCTTCAGGTCGCCACGCAACAGGCCGGAAACATCGTGCTCCGCGTAGATATCGGTCGCCGCGACGTTGCCACCGGTGATAACCCGGTTGACGGCGGTCTCCCATCGCCGGAGCCAGACCAGCATCGTGTACTGCAGGAATCCGATGGTTAGATGCTCGATACCGGAACCCCAGGATGTCGTTTTGCTGGTGACGCCCGCAAGGACAGGCGGCACACCGAACCACCGGCAGGATTCATGATCGGAGTAATCGAGGGTTTCGAGGAACTGCGCGTCTTCGGGCGGGATGGTCAATTGGTCGAACTTCATCCCCTCCTCGACCAGGAGTAACCCTAAGCGGTTTTCGCCTTCTAATTGGCCTTTGAAGCTTTCTTTGAGGTTGTGACGGGCGGCATCCGAAAGCTTGTTCGGTGCGCTCAATAAGCCCGTCGCCCGTGCGCCCCGCCGGAAAAACTGGCCACCAAAACGGCGGGCGGCCGTCGAAGTCCCTACCGAATTAGCGGCATATTTCTGAATCACAGAGATGCCGGTGAATCCGTTCTCCGACGGCCCCATCACGTGCAAAATATCTTTGGGATCGAAGGGTACCGGCTCACCCGACGAAGGGGTCCAGAGGTAGCGATCCCGCGTCGAGCCATCCTTTAGCGTTTCGAGAATCCGCTGTGTCTGCTGCGGGGGCATTCGCCAGAGGGCAGCGGGCTTCATTGCGCCGTTGCGCTGCACCCAGGCATAACCATTGCCCGTTGTGATCGCATCCCGCGTCAGAGCTTCGCGCGTGTGGATGGCGGACACACCGGGAGAGGAGAAATCGTGAATCAGCGGGTAGAGCGCGTGGCCGCGATACGGCACGCGGTCATCATCGCCATCGCGCCGATAGACATGAAACGGAAGAGAGGCGGCGGTTTCGGCGATCAATGAGATACAGCGGTAAATCGTCGAAAGGTGCTGCGCGCTGGTTGTCGAAACGGGTTCACCGGACCATGATGTACCGTCAGAATCGCCATTTAGGAAATCGAGGAATGCATCCCAGCGCTCAAGCATGGGAATACCTGCCGCCCGCTGAAGCCAACGCTGTACGAGATTTGCCATTTAGAGGATCATCAGCCCTTGGCTCTCATAAATCGAGGGCGCATCATCCATCTGAATGGACAAGCCCCTCGCCATAATCATGGCCACGATGCCGTCGATCTTGTTTCCGGCCAATTCCTTACGAGGGTAGATGTTGTCTTTCACATCGACGTGGCACACGACGTTCGAGGCCATCCACTCAAGGCAGGGATCTGCGGGAAACTGAATATTGCCCGTTCTCACGAGACCTTCGAGATCCTTCATCGGCTCCGACATGTTTTTCACGTTCTGCGGGTAGACGACAATCGGCAGTCCTTCCGTGAGTAACTCTTGGGTGATCTTGTGACCCTGATACGGATCGAAAGCGACCTGCTGGACGTCGTATTCGCGGCATAGCGACTGGATGTACTCCTTGATGACCTCCTGATCCGTCATCGCGCCTTCCGTTTCCGTCAGCCATCCATCCATCACCCACCCTGGTAGCTGTGCCACATCGCTCGATTCCACCGCCTCCGAGGGCAAAAACCCCCGATGGAACACCGTATGCACCCCATCTCCACCCGGCTGGAACCATACCACTACCGAGGCAATATCGATCTTTGACGCCAGATCCACAGCGACGAAGCACTTGCGACCCGCGAAATCGGCGATATCGAGGCCCGGCTTTTCGCACCTGGTCCACCTGAGCATGTCCATCCAGGCGGTATCGGCGGAAACCCAGACGTTTAAGCGCTTCGTCAGGAAATTGTTTGTGGCAGACGATTGCTGCTTCGCTTTGTACGCCGCCTGCGCGATATCATCCGGCATCACCGAAACGCCGTAGTTCGGGTTCGCTTTTCTCCAGGCAATCTCGACGGTCCAGTCGTCTCCGGGGTCAATGGTGTAAATCAGACCAAAGAGCGTTTCATCCTTCGCCACGCCGTTTAGGACTTTGAGCGTATAATCCCGTTGCTCGTAGCAGATCCCGGCGCGATTCATCCCGGCGGTTGTGATGGCAAAGAGTAGAGGCTGTTCACGGGAGCCCGTTGCGGTTTCGAGCACGTCGTAGACTTCGCGCGTGGGGTGCGCGTGTAACTCATCGATAATGGCGCCGTGGATGTTTAGGCCGTCGAGGGTGTCGCCATCGGCGGATAGCGCCCGAAAGACGGAACCCGCCTCCTCTTGCCAGAGCATGTGAGCGCGAACGTCGATACCGAATGCGGCCGTCATCTCGCGATCCGCTAAGCACATCTGGCGAGCGATGGACCATACGATTTTCGCTTGCTCGCGAGTCGTGGCAGCGGCGTAGACTTCGGCACCCGCCTCATCATCGCAGACGAAAAGATACAGGGCGATGCCGGCCGCAAGAGTACTCTTCGCGTTCTTCCGCGGGACTTCGATGTACGCCCGGCGGAATCGGCGTAGGTTGGTTTTCTTGTGATGCCAGCCGAAGATGTTGCAGACGATAAAGCACTGCCAATCCGCGAGCCGGATACATTCCCGCCGGCGCGCCCAGACGCCCTTGACGTGGCGCAGGCCTTCGATGAATTCACACGCGGCGTTGGCTCGCTCAGTGACGAAGACGAATGGGAAGCGCTTCCGCTCTAGATCGTGCAGGAATCGGCGGCAAGCGCGGATGGTAGGTTTTGCCGCGGGGATCTCTCCCGCTACGATACTTTCTGCGTACTGCTCTGCACGGCTGGAATAGTCAAGAACTTGCGCCACTTGTTCTCAGTTTGTGGCGCGTCGGTCTTTATTTGTGTCCGGGAGGAAGGGGTTAAGCCAAACTCTGCGCCGAAGCGCTTCATTTGCTCCGCGGCGGTGCGGGCGATCCGGTATTGTGGGACCACCTGGACGGATTTCACTGCGCCCTTGTCATCGCGGAGCGTCATCGTGGTACCGTTTTCCGCCATCCAAGCAACCGCTTCATGCCAATCGCCGCACGCTTGGCAGTATGCCGCAAGCAGGACAAGATCGGTCTGTTTCAGCACGCCGATGGATAGTAGGATCGGGGCGATACGTTCCCATTCGGCGCGCGCGTGGCCCTGTAGGATTTCCGGGCAGGATATGTCAAGCACGGACGGCGGAACGGGCTCCAGCTTGTTCAGCGCCCGTTTGCCGGGATTACCCTGGAGTTTCGCGATTGCAGACGGCTTCGGAGCGGGGCCTCGTTTACCCATACATCCATCGTATCCCG